TATTACAGTACAATGGGAATCAGGACCTACAGGTAACTTAGTGGCACAGACACCCGCAACTTTTACACTCGAACTAAAGATATATAATGAGTGGGAAGGTATTCGTTCCTTCATATCAAATTACTACGTTTAATATGCCAGCAGTAACAAGAGTCGGAGACGCAGACGTTGCCCATTGTTCTGGAATGTCCAGAGCACAGGGTAGTGGTAACGTTTTTTGTAATGGTATTCCTGTCTCTAGACAAGGAGACAAAAATACGGTACACTTATTACCAGGCTCCCCATGCCCTCCACATTCTTCTGCGATATCTAGTGGCAGTTCTACTGTCAAAGTAAATGGCAAAGGATGTGGTAGAGTGGGAGATGCAACATGTACAAGTGTTGCAGCAGGTTCATCAAACGTATTCGCAGGTGGTTAATTATGGCAACAAGATTTAATAACGGAGTTCCTTCCGTTGAGACTAAACCAAAGAAGACAGCACAAGGTCGTGGTCAACACACGAAGTATAGTGCCACGTCTAGAAACAAGGCAAAGAAGAGGTATCGTGGGCAAGGCTAAAAGAATTAAAGACGGTGGAAGGAATGCTAATGTTCCTGTAGATATGTCTGATCATTTCTATGATCATGGCAATGAATACTGTAGATATCTAATTACTGACCCTAGATCTGATAGGAAGGTAAAGAATGTTAAAAAAGAAGTATAAATATATCTGAAGGTAAACTTTAGCAATTAATGTCGATACAATCGAAGTCCTTTCGTGACTTCTCGTTGACTTTTGAAAAGAATGCAGTGACAAATGATGTTTTGTCGTTGAAGAATGAAGCAGCCATAAAGGCATCTGTGAAAAATATAGTATTGTATAACTTTTATGAGAAACCCTTCAACCCATTATTCGGTGGTAACGTAGTTGGACTGTTATTTGAGAATGCGAGTCCATCGCAATCTGCTGACTTACAATCTAGAATTGCAGATGCAATTAATATACACGAACCAAGGGTTGTTCATTTAGAAACCAAAGCTCTATGGACAGAGGATCGTAACCAACTGGATGTATCAATTCGTTATGTAATCTTAGGAATACCCCCTAAGGTAGATTCAATGGAGCTTGCACTGAAACCATAATGTCATTTCAACAGGTCAATGCCTTAGAGTTTAATGAAATCAAGGCACAAATTAAAGATTATCTAAAATCACAATCTCAATTTAGCGATTATGACTTTGAAGGATCGTCAATGACGGTGCTTTTAGATACTCTTGCATATAATACTTACTATACAAGCGTCAATGCTAACCTTGCAGTTAATGAAGGTTTCCTAGAGACGGCAGTTTTACGTGAAAACGTTGTAAAGCTAGCAAGAATGCTTGGGTACACACCTCGTTCTGCACGTTCTAGTAAATGTACTGTGACAATTGCTGTACAAACACAGGTCACAACGAATGCACAAGGAGTTATTACCAAAGGATATCCCAGTAGGATTACTTTACAGAAAGGATTGGTAGTTAACTTCACAGGTTTAGATAATAATAACTTCGTTTTTTCAGTAGGACAAGATGTAATTCAAACTGTGGATAGTACATCAGGTATTGCAACGTTCACTGGACTTGATTTATATGAAGGAAATTTCCTTACAGATACATTTGTACGTAACACTGCAGAAAGACAACGCTTCATTTTGCAAAATGAGAACGCAGATACCTCTACTTTAAGTATTGAGGTCACTTCTGGAACTGTTACAGAGCGTTATTTACAAGCAACTGATATTACAAGAATAGATTCTACGTCAAAAGTATTCTTTTTAGAAGAATCTGAGTATGGAAGACCCGAAATTATGTTCGGAGATGGTATTGTTGGTAGAGATTTGTTAAATGGAGATGTAATTAGTGCTACTTACACCACTTCTAGCGGTTCGGGAGCAAATGGATTACTACAATTTGAAAATATTGCGACATTTATCAACGATGAAGCTCAATCCGTGACTTCTGGGATTACAATTTCGCTAACTTCGCGTCCAGAAGGAGGAAAAGACGCAGAAACTACTGAAGCAATCAAGTTTTCCGCACCAAAATTCTATTCTGCGTTCGGTAGAGCAGTTTCTACGCAAGATTATGAAACGATTATCCCAAATATTTACCCAAATGTAGCATCAATTGCTTGTTATGGAGGTGAAGAAGCAGATCCTCCGCAATTTGGTAAAGTATTTTTGGCAATTAAACCAAAAAATGCAGATAAATTATCTCTTTCCGAGAAAAATGTTGTATTAAAGAAGCTCAGAGAGTATTCTGTAGCAGCAATTCAACCTTCAATCATTGATCCTTCTATTTTATACATTGATATTGACAGTTTTGCGTACTTCAATCCCAATATTACACGTAAAACTTCTGATCAAATCAAAAATGCGATAATTTCCACCTTAACTGCACTCAATAGTGGGTCTGAATTTAATAAATTTGGTGGAAAGTTCAAATATTCCAAACTTCAAGGTATAATTGATAGTGCGGACGTTTCAATTACGTCCAATATCACTCGTCTCAAGATGAGAAAGAACATAATTGTCACTCTGAACGCACGAGTGAACTATAAAATATGTTATGGTAACCGCATTAACCAAGGAACGTCCACACAACCTACAGTTCTGTCTTCAGGATTTGCTATTTCTGGTGATACAGTTAATACTTACTTCATCAATGATGATGGTGCGGGTTTATTAAGACTGTTCTATATTAAAGGAACTGGTGAGAAAGAATATATTGGTGGTTCTTGGGGAACTGTTGATTATAGTATGGGAGAAATTGTAATTAACGATCTCGTTATTACATCTACAATTGCTTCTGGTAATGTATTAAAAGTTAGTTCAGTTCCAGAATCAAATGATCTAATATCTTTACGAGAAACCTATTTGACAATAGGTATAGATAATACAACTGTAAATGTTGTAGAAGACACTATCAGTAGTGGTTCAAATCTTTCTGGTACGGGAGTTATACCAGAGTCCAGCTATAGTTAACAAGAATGGCAACTAATCAATCATCGTGGAAGGTCGGTCAGTGGACTACACCTCAGACTACGGTTACAACTCAACCTGTACCGTCTGAGGTTTCTGCTGAATCTAAATCACAGATATCTCATAACATTCCTGGTCAATTTGCAGCATTCATTCAGGATGAATACCCTACATTTATAGAATTTGTTAAAGCGTATTATAAGTCACAAGAACTAAGGGGATATTGTTTTGATATTATCAATAACTGGGGTGATTATTACAATATTGATAATTATGGAAATTTAGTTGCTGAAACTGAGTTGATTTCTTCAATATCAACCACTTCTACAACTGTTGACGTTACTACAACTCGTGATTTTCCTGATGAAGGTCTTTTGATGATAGATGATGAGATCATTTACTATAAAAACAAAGGACAGACCATTTTTAATGATTGTGCAAGAGGTATTGATGCAGTAAAAGCAGTTGGAGATGCAAGTCAGTACGTTTTTTCCAATACAACGACTACAACACATACTGTAGGGTCAAAAGTTATCAATTTGAACAATATTTTCCCATTTTTCATGTTGGGACAGTTCAAAGATCAATATTTGTCAACTTATCCGAAGAATTTTGCAACTGGAGTTACTGAATCTACTATAATTAAGAGAATTAAAGACTTTTATGCGTCAAAGGGCACAACTAGGTCTTTTCAATTTGTATTGAGGACACTTTTTGGCGTAGAATCGGAAGTTTTATATCCAAGAGACAGAATATTCAAACCATCAGACGCATACTACACTGCTAGAGAGGTAATTCGTGCTACAGCAGTTTCTGGTAACCCTATGGATCTAGTTGGAGAAGTTTTATACCAAGAAAATGATCCTAGCGACCCATATGTCAATGCAGCACGTATTTACGTTAAAGGTGTTCAAAAAGTTTTTACTTCTTCAGGAGAAATTTATGAAATTGATGTAGATACTAATAATTCTTCAGGAACGTTTATTACACCTTATAAAACTACTGTTGCATCTGATGTAAGTAATGCATTAGACTTTACAACGATAACAGTTGATAGTACGTTGGGTTGGCCAGAGCAAAATGGCAGATTTAGAATTCAGGATGAAATAATAACCTATACAGACAAGACAGTTAACCAATTTCTTGGATGTGTGCGTGCTAGAGAGAATACAACTGCCGATGAGCACATTGCAGGTCAAGAAGCATTTGCAGCATTCCGAATTTACGGTCAAAGTAACGTAGATGGGTCTGATATCCAAATAAAAGTTTTTGGTGGAACAAGAGGAGTGAATCTAACTGATGGTGGTAAGTATTACCTTCCTCAAAGTAAAGTTACGACTCCTTTATCACCTGGTTTTGATAGTCTTGACCCAATATGGAATTCCTTTGAATATAACGTTAGAAAAGCACTTAGAGGTGTTACAGCAGAGTTAGCAACACCTGCTGCTAATGGTTCTGTTCGTGTGACAGTTACTACGTTGGAAAAGCATCGTTTAAGAAGAGATGACAAGATTAGAATTCTAAATGCTGCCGAAGACATCTATAATAATGAGCATGATGTCATTGGTATCATAGATGAGTTTAAATTTGAGTTTATTCTTACATCTGCACCTTCATCATCAATATTAATAACTGATCCTGAATTTTTCATCTCCAGAGAGTTTGCATTTGGTACAAGTGTCTATACATCCATCAATAACATAGTTTCTGG